TTAATCTTCCTTAATTTCTATTTTCCAAATTTCATAGTCATTGAAATGAATATTTTCTTCATCTGTTTGTAAATAAAACTCAAACTCGTCATCTTCTTCGTTATATTCAAAGTTATTAACAATTCCTATGTAAGAAAGAAAGTCTTCACAAATCACCTTTATTCTTTTCCCGACTAAACTCTCCATCAAGTTCGGTGTAATATTATTGATTGAGTCAACTTTCTTAATAATTTTTTTCACTTTTGAAAGGGGATACGGAACTTCATTTTTCTTGCAATAAATTTTCTCAAAAACCGTCGCTTCCATCTCCCGATTTTGCACACCAACAGGAACAATCACCGTATCGCCTTCTTGTATTGTATCATCATCAGTTATATAGTGATATTCCTTACTATACTCCCCAAATTCAACAGCACAATAAATAATATCATCCTCTCTTCTTAAAGGTTTCGCATAAAGAGAAGGATTAAAAATATCCCCCCACGTTTCAAATTGACTAAATGCCTTTCCTATCAAATGAATAAACTTTGCGTAATCTTTCGGCAGTTCTTCCATACAATAACGACCTTTAATTATACGCGTTTCTAATCCTTTCGCCTCGACTATTATTTCATAAGCAGCAGTCACACCATCTTCAAATAATGCGTCTTCCGGAGCATCACCTTTTTCAATGAATAAACCTCTCGCATCTAAATCTTCTAGAAGCATTTGAATATATTCTTCTAAATGATATTTCACATATATTTGATTCCCGGCAAAAATATTGTGATAATATTCGATAATTTCTTCATTTCTATCGACGATTAAGGTATCGTTTACATTCCAAAAAGCGTCATCTGCCTTTACCTTATCATCATTTTGAAATGCGCCTTTGATTACACCGTCAACGTTTACCTTGATCGTTATTCTATCCACTAAAACAATTTCTTCCACACACTTCCCCTTGTAAAAATAAAAGCAAGTCTTTCTCGACGGTTCAAGAAAGACTTGCTTTGGTTGAGGCAACGGGACTTGAACCCGTTTCCGATATAGCTACAAGACTTTTGCCATAAGGGATTGAATATATTCTTCCCAAAAACTTCCCAAATTAAAATTGCCCTTTTCTTCTGTGCGGTTCTTCGGAGCCGCTTTTTCGTGAAAAAGAGCCGAACTGTAAAAGTCCGACCCTCTTTTCGTCTCCGTGTTTAACGGAATGATTATAACAATTCGGTTTTAAATTGGCAAGCGATTTTGCAGGGAAATGTAAAAATCTTTTATATACTACTTTACTTCTTAAAATTGCCTTATATCTTTTAACAGATATTCTCCCCAATCATTATCGGGAAACCCAAGCAAACGAATATCGACGCAAGGGAAATCTGAAAGCAATAAGCCTATTTGAGCTACAAACTTTTTCCAATGCTCGTCATTCGGCAACAAATGTTTTAGACAAATCAATGTCGCAAATACTCGTAAATTGCTTATTCCGTTCTGTCTATATTGTTCATACAAATTTGGAGTTATAGAAAGATTATTGTTATAAAGCCTCCCGTAGTGAGCGCAAATATTCCTCACAAACGCTAAATGTTCAAACCAGCTTTCCAAATATGTATAGCCCACACCGTATGCTTGCGCTATTGCTTTCTTATCAGTGTTCTTCATATTCTTGAAAAATTTTGACAGGGTACCAAAACTAAAAAGTTCTACTAAAGCGTAAAACGGTAATTCGCCTCCTTCGTAGTTATCCCTAAAATTTTTCACGAAAGGAGCCTTCCCGTTTCTCTTTAGTTCCACGTCCACTTCTTCTAAAAACTTTTCATGATATTCAGTAATTTTGAAATTGTTACTATCTTTATACCCTAATATCCCATAAGTGCAAGAGAAATAGTTTGCTATACGGCAACGTAAATTAATTTCTACTTTTTCAATTTCAGGAAAAATCAAATGCCGAAATTTTGCATTAAACAAATATAAACCTTTAATTTTATTGAAAGTAACCCCTTCATTATAATTAGCGTTTCGTTCCTTCAAACCAAAACCATATGCTTTTATTAACCGAAAATAAGATACGTTATTCAAAAACTCTATCGCTTCTTCTTTATTTTCAACGGTACACCCTAAGGTTTCCAGATTTTCAACTTGTTTTTCTACGGTTATCGGAGGTTGATGAGATTTAAGCATTTATCTTTTGTCCTAAAAATTAAATGACCTCGCGTGGTACGCATTGTAAAGAGGCGTGCGAGGTTCTGTTGATATTAGTATATGCTATTTTATCTAAAAAGTCAACTATTTTGGTGAAAAAAATTTTACTTTTTTTGTTTGTATTAATCTGTATTAATCTATATTGACCTGTATTAGCCTGTATTTATTTTTAATATCACAAAAAACACCCCGACAAAGCAGTATTACCTGCCATGTCGGGGTTTTCTCAATCCTCGTAATCGTGTGAAGCGAGCACGGCTATGAGCCAAATCAGAAATATCGTAATCATGCCGATTTGTCCTCCCTCGCTGTTCCCAGCCGCTTGGATTCCGTAAATCCCTGGACGTAATTGATCCGCCGTCGGAGCGCGTCGCACATCTCCGTGGCCACGAATTTATCCGCGTCGGATATCCCCGTATATAACGCCATGCCGATCTGATACAACCGCATGCAGGTTTTATAAATGAAGTACACCGATACTTCCGCCACGGAGAAGGTGAAATCCAGCGTCGCCACAAACCCAAACACGCCGATAAACAGTACCTTCTTCAATACCACCCCGACGTTATGCGCGGCGGTGTGGTAGGACATATCCCGCTCGCTGCCCTTCGCCCGTTCCGACTCTCCGAAGATCGCTGAATAGGACACCTTCAGATACCGCACCCGCACATACTCGATATTTTTCTCCGCCTTGTCTATTTTTACTTGCAAGGCCTTTTCTTTTGCCCGTAAATGCACAAGCCGCCAAGTGTTCACTTCCTCGAGCGGCTCTTTCTTACGCCATACCCGAAAGGCGTTATAGCGCGTTTCACGGCGTTGTATTTTGTCTCTGACCCGCTCGGCTTTCCGATTAAGTTTTTCTTTGTACGCCTCCAGTTTCGCCCTGCGATTGTCCGTCTCAATGTACGTCTGAAACGCGGTCAAGAGCGACAGTCGGTTCATTTCCGCATAGCTGGCCCGAAGCGCGGACTGAAGCTCTGTAAAAACTTCGTGCGTATCTTTTAGCTTATCCTTGCGGATAGAGTTCGACAGAAATATAATGATGATTGCGGAGGCATTCGTGAGTAGCGCATTCGACCAATACGCCGTATTGAACACCGACGACGTCGCGCCAAACTTAATCAAATCCGAAACAATCGTCGTGACGGAGATCAAAGCCACCATTAAAAACATAATCACGGTTTTTATGCTCTTGCTCATTCCCTACGCCTCCGTTTCTTTTCTTTCTTCGGCCGATGCCGTGACTTAACACACATGCTTTCCAGGATAGCGAACACAAATCCGATGGACTCTGACAGCCCGATAAACCCGATAATGCCTGTAAAAGTGACTATAGACTTTTCCAACGCCCTGCAGGCGAGAAACGCTACAACCAAAAACGCCAGCGGCAATACCCAGTTGAGGACGGTTTCGGTGACCCGCGCACGGCGCAGGGCTTCCTCGATATTGAGTATCTTCCCCGCGTCGTTCTCGGTCTCGATCTGCGCTTCCAGGCTTCCCGCCTTGATCCGCTGTTTCTCCAGCCAGGGATTGATAAACACGCGCTTGACAATTAAAAATACCACCACTGCCGCCACAACGACCCCGAAATAGATCTTAAATCTCTTTGCCTTTACTCCCCAACCGCCGTAACCGAGATACACAATCACAAGCGGCACGACCGCCGTGAAGATCAGCTCCAAAACGACGAAAATAAACCGTTTGAACGTCCATTTCATGCCTTGCCTCCGAGCCCGTCAAAGGACACCAGCGAAGCGTTCTTCTCGGCCGTCTCCGATTTCTCGGGCGGAGTTTCGGGAACGTCGGTTTCTTCCTCTGTCGGTGCAATCTCGATTTTTGCGGGTTCCACAATCCCCTTGCCGCCGTTCTCCGCATGGTTGAGAAGCTGTCTTGCACTCAACTGCATAGCCGCTTTTTCCTCCTCGCTCAAAAGTCGGGATTTAGACTGTGCCAAAGCGATACCAGCCACGCCGATCTCAATGTTCCGCGAGGTCGTATGCGTGTCCATGACATGCGTCTCGATAACGTTCAAGCGTTTATCCAGCGTTTTATTGACTTCGGCGGACACGTCCACATTAATGGACTTCCCGACGATCTTCTTGACGACCTTATTAGCCGCCTTTTCCGCAGCCAGCTCCGCCACCGCGTCAACGTTCGCGTCGCGCTTGGCCATGCGTTTGCTGATGGCATGTGTGATAATGCCCGTAATGGCGCTTCCGATCCCCGTAGCGCCGATCATCGCGATCAACGCCGTTACCCACGTTTCCGCGGAATCGAATATTTCCTGCAACGATATCAATAAATTTAACATACTATCCTCCTTTACGCGCCCATCGGGTCGCCGCCTGCGGCTTCGATCACCGCCTCTTTCTTTGACTGTTCGATCATAGCGGGAAGCCCCGCTACTGTTGCCCGTAATGTTTCATAGCCTGCCGACAGCGCCGAAACTGTTTGTTTTAGTTCCGTGATTTCCGTTTCCAGCTTTTGCAGCTCCGCTGTTGCCGTCCAGTTACCGTCCTGCGCGGTGACTATTAACGGCTCGATACAATAATCGTCCTTGAGCTTCAGCGTTCCTGCGGCGTTATATAGGGCAAGCGAGAACTCGACGGGCTCCGTCCCGCCGGCAGTCAGCCATTCCGCCGATAAATCGATAGAATTATCCGAAGATAACGCAAAGGTCTTTTTCAGCGCGGAGCCATGCCGTACTACGACGATATAACGCCCGACGCGTATTTCATTGACGATATTAAACGTCACCGTCAGTGTCTCGTTTTCGGCTAAAGTAAAGGACGGAACGTCTAACCGCCCCGTCCTGCCCGTTAATGTAATTGTTCGTTTCATTTCAGATACCTCATAATTTCGTCGGGGATATTTTCGACCGCTTCCGCTTTCAAATCGCACAAATCGCGATACCACGCCAATACAGCGACATGCCGTTCATCCGTCTCTTTCACCACCCCGTAATAGACGTTTGATTTATAGACGTCAAAGGCCTTCAGTAAGGGCTTACGCAGAAAGCGAAGATGATTAAGCTCCTCGCCGGTGCCTTTTACGCAAGCCGCTTTAGATAACGGCAACGCTTTGGGTTTACCAAATATGGGTTTTGTCATATAGTGCCTCCTCCTTTTACGGGATATTCCTGCGAAACGGTGTTCTCCGCGCCGTACTCGCTGTTGTCTGTGTCGCCTTGGACGACTGTTTCACTTCCGCCGTTCCATGCCTGATAGTTGTCGTAATCAGCGTTTAAGTCGGTTTCGGTTGCTGTGACGGTTTTGTAGCGTACGATCAAAGGATCGCCTGCGGCATATTGTGCGGCGAGATAGGCTTTCCATTCAGCAACGGTCGTGTATCTACTATCTTTGACTAAAAGCACAAGCTCTCCGTTTTGAGCTTCAAAATCTTTCAAAGCAGACCACGATTTTACATTTTCTCCGTCATAGCGCGAACATACCGAAGTAAACGCTATTCCCTTCACAGGAAGATCGCACGAAAACGCCGTATAAGTTGTATTCACGCTCCAACCTTCCGTCCCGTCAAACACTTTCGTCGCGCCCTGCGACACGTTCTTTCCCGTCTGAAAGTCCAGGGTATTATACGCGGGATTTTCGACAGGCGAAGGAAGAGAAAGAACGGACTGCTTGTATGGCTCGTAAGCGGTGGCGGTCGTGCCTCGTTCGCACATCACTTCGGCGTTTTGATTGTAATACGAACAGCCTAAATATGCGCCGCTCTCGGGGATTGTGACTGTTTTTTCGGCACTGTCGTAATAATAGATAACGTTCATAAATTGGTCGTAGATTACATACCGAAGCGATCGACCGTTATCACCAACGAATCCCGTTAGACGATAGTTTTCTCCGATTTTAACAGGAATGAATAATGTATCATAACTATTGCTGTTGATAATATTTCCCGTCTCTGCGTTAGCTATAACCTTATTTTTTAGAACATTATCTCCACCGCAAAGGTTCTTCCCCGTGCTCACGATCTTTTCAAAGCTCGCATTTTTCAACCCTTTGAAATACAGCTGATAGGGAAGTGCGGTCGTGCCTTCGTTGATTATGGGACGGAAAACAAGATTGTTTACGGAAGCTCCAGTGTAAACTGCAATATAAGCATAATAACCCATATTCTGTGGTATAAACATTTTTCCGTTTCCATAATCGAAAAAAGAATTAGCGTAATCTATCGTTTGAATAATCAACGCATACAAAGCGCCCGACTCAGAGCTTCCGCCTGATGGGCAACCTCTCAAATAATAATTTTTTCCAGGGTTAAAAACGAGCGGAGATTTTTCGGATCTGATAACAAAGGTTGCCGATGCCGTGGCCGTTCCATTTACCGTTATACTCCCGTCGCCGTTATCGGTAAACGTAACCCCGTTTACAGTTTTCGTCGTTTCGACATATGGGTACGGGATTAAATTCGTCGTCTTGACCGTGCTTCCCTCGATCGTCTGCACGGTTGTCAACGCTCCGTCTATGATCTCCGTTCCCGCGGCTGTCTCTCTCGATGTATAGGCCTGCGTCAACGGCTGTAAAAGATAAACCGTCTCGCCTATAATCGTGTAGATATCCGAGATATCACGCTTAACGTCTTCAAATTCTTTCTGTGTTACATAGTCCGTTGGTATGTCGCTTTTTAACGCCATAGTACCGCTTTTCTCGGGGTAAGTCACCTCATAATTATTCCCGTCCACGGTATAGACGAAAGAGTCTTTCATATAGACGGTATGCCACGTTTGCCCGCCAACGGTTATAGGCGACGTAAAGGCTTTTGTCCCGTCTATCGTCTGATCGGTGTCTGTCGTAACTATGTTCTCGGGTATATCTGATGTCAAAGCAAGTGTTCCAGATTTTACAGGGTATTTGAAACGATCGCTACCTTTCACTATAGCGTCCGCGTCTATGCCGACACCATTAATAGAAGTAAACCCATTAAATGTATTTATTCCTGTATGCGTTTTGTTTCCTGAAATTGTCTGATTGGTATCAACAGTCACGTACTTATTCGGTAGATCAACGTTTATCAGCCGATCATACGCCTCCTCTGCTCGTTCGGCACTATTCAAAGCGGAGGCCGCGTTTTTCTTTGCTTCGTTCCAAAGATTTCCCACCGTCGCACTATTTACAGATAAGCCGTTTTCTGTGGGCAGTCCGTCCTGCACCGTAAACGACGCAATATCGGACGAAAACTGCGTGATATACTTTGTCGGATCTGTCGTCGAATACAACCTCACAAATAATTGCATACTCCACTCACCGGACATCTTCAGCACTTCCTCGGGAATCAGCATTTTATAACCGCTTACATCTTCCTGAAAGAGTATCTCCCCCGTGTATGCAAACTCACTTGCCGCATACACAATCCATAAACTTTCACCCGTGGCAAGCGGTGTTTCCAACTCTACTTCCATCAACTGACGCATGACGTCGTTCGTATTGATCTCGCCTGTGCCGTCCAAAAACGTGATTGATTTATTATTCTTCAGTTTGATTTTCATGAATACCTCCTATTTCCGTTCGTGGATATGCGTAAAATATAATGTCGTTTTACTTTTATCGTTACAACCGATATACAAATTATTGTTCTCATCCGTAATCGCCCAGGCTTTAATATCCGAACCGTTCAGCAGACTGACACCGCCCTGCGCCAGCGTTAACTTAAACGCCTTTTGTGTATCCGAAATCAAGTCTTGCATGCCGAAATAACCCTTTCTTTGTTCGTCCGTCGTTATCAAGACGTTTCGCGTTTCGTCTGCGAGCAATTTGTCCTCGCCTTGTCTTAACGGCTTTTTCAAAAACCAAAAACGGAACTTTCGATTTTCCGTCCACTTCTTCACGAGCGGGTGATTTTCCGCAAGCTTGCTCCCGATTACTACGTCCGCCTCGTCGCTGATCCAATGACATTGATAGGTAAATTTCAACGCTTCTCCGGGGTCTTTGGAGACGTAGAATATCTCGTCGAATACTTTGTCCGTAGGCTGATTTTCTCCCAACGCCGATTGAGGATATGCGCCCTCGTCGGTAATATTTACTCCGCCCGACAAGACAAACCGCGCGTAATCGAGCTTCCCGTTATCGTAGCAATAAAAAACCTCTTCGCAATATTGACTGTTGTCCGCATTTACGCGCAGTCCCGCCGAGAGATTGTCTTTCATGCTCGCGGAGAACACCATGCTGTTGGCTATGCCCATTGTCGTACACGGTACGGTAACGCCTTTGTCGTAGCTTTCTCGGTTCGCCCTATATAAGAAAAACGACGTTATCGTAACGTCGTCTGTTTTATCACACAGAAATATTCTCGGTATAATCGCCCGCTTTGTCGTCGAGCCTTCAATCACGCTCATTGTCAGGTCGCCCGCTTCCGCGTTTTGCACAACTCCGTCCGTCGTGACCTCTATGTAATCCTCCCAATGCATGTTCCGCCATAGTATATCCGCGGGGATTTTATAGTTTCGATACTTCTGATCCACCGATACGTATTGAGACTTATTCGACCAATTCTTCGAGAGCGTATGCGTCACTTTCACCTGCACGCAGTTCGTCATTTCGAGACTGTTCGCCGTGAGAATATAGTGTTCGCCGTTATGCCGTACTCGACACCCGAGCGGCGGTATATCCGCTATTTTCGTGTACCATTTTACGAGCGTAATTTGTTCCGTGCCCATTTTTTGCGCCGTGTTGTAAAGAAACTTGCCGAGTGCCGACGCGCTGTTTATCTCCGCTCGCTGATTGATAGGCTGGATATAATCTGCATTCTGTTTCGCAGACTTCCGCGCTCGTATCTTGATGTCGGAGGACATCGGGATATACTCGACGCGGAATTGTAGATCATATGGATTATTTGTTAAAACTGAAACAAAATAAATATTTATAAGATTATCTACATTTTGTATTGTTGAAATATTTTCTCTATTATCTTTCACAATAAAAGATTGATATTTATACCTTATCGCAGATTCAATAGCTATTTGCCAATTTCTTGAATTTTCCGAGGTTGTTGTCCAAATACTATAATCTTTACTATAAATTTGTATTTTATTTTCACGATAAATAAGAGTATTTCCCTTATTGGGTATAGCCGCACATGCTTGTTCCGACGTTTTAGGCATGGTTAAAGTACCATGAATAGTATCAGACACGACAAAATCAGAAATATCAATATAATTTTGTTCCTTTCCTGTTTTGTCTATCGCATACATTAAATAATACGTTCTATTTTCCGCCCTATCATAGAATTCTATTAAATCTTTTTTTGCGTTGCCATAAGAAACCGAAATTTTAACATTAGGCTGATTATAAATATTTTTCGGTAATATTATTTGCGCGTTTACATCTTCAAGTTTATAAGTTTCACTTCTTGGCGAAATCCAACCATTCGCAGAGGGAAACGTCATAGTAGCATCGCTTTCATTGTCTTCAATTAAATTTTGCGCAAATGTTTCTACTCCAGTGCAATAGTCTGTGCCGTCGATAGAGTTTCCAAAGGAATCGTATTTTATTTTAGTTGACATATTTGTGTACTCCTGTTATACTTTAATTAAAAAAATGAGGTGAATTATGTTTTTTTATATTTTTGGTGGGATTTGTAGTATTCTTTCCTTAATCGGCGGAATAATAGCATGTGTTTCCAGCCAATGGGCTTATGGGGTGACATTAATTATTACTGCAGTTTTTGCTTTTACTCTACTTTTGACTCTAAATTCCTTAACCGAAAAAGTAGAAAAACTTGAAAAACAAGTTTCCGAGCTTAAAAATTCCGACAAAAAAGACAGCTAACCGCTGTCATTAACTACTATCAAATTTCATATTCCCTCCAAAGAAAAAGGACGTTCCGCGACGGAGCGTCCTTTGGGTTTTGGGAGAAACTTACAGCAACTTTTCATAGTCCATCATGCCGTATAACGCACGAACAACTTGAATTTCTTCTCTGTTCTTATCTGCCCGATAAAACACTATGTAATTATTTACGATCAGCTTTCTCAAAGTCCTGTCTTTCACATACTCGTTTTGGATTAACGCACAGCTTTCAGGCTGGGAGCATACGATATTCAAAGCCTTTTCGAAATCACGCACTTGTTTTGCCGCAGCTGTAGGATTGCACAGCGTAATAGCGATATACTCGAATATGCTTTCCATATCCCGCGCAGCTTGCGGATAAATGTTCAACACGTACTTATTCGGCATACTTCTCTTTCATCCTCCCGAAAAACTCTTCACCGCTTTCGGGTTTCGCCCCCGCGTCGATCTCGTCCAAGGCAGAATTGATAAGAGCCGCCGTTTGCGCCTTTGCGAACATTTCTTCATACAGTTTAATGCTCATCAACACCATTTCTCCGTATCCGTTCTTTGTAACCACGACGGGAACCTCGCTTTCCTGACAGGTTTTCATGACCTGCGAGGTGTTTTTTAACTCGTTCACAGGAATGATTTTCGGTAACGCTTGTATCATAGTTTTCGCCCTCCTTTTATTGTATGTGCTTTTTATGGCCTTATTATACCATAATATTTACATGTAGTCAAGAGGTTCTCCAACATTTTACAAATTTATTACATGTGTATCTTGCTTTTAACTTGACAATTTATACCATTGACCTTATAATTTATTTTATTGCTTAATATAAAAACAATTTACCCTACCAACTAAATTTTGTAGAGAAGCCGTACCTTTCGGGGTACGGCTTTTCTGTTACAATTCCCTTTCCTCGGTCACGTCGTTGATTTTATCGAAAACTATCGTATCAAACGTAAAAGACGCGGTAGAATGCTCTACCGTCAAACGCGGCATGCAGTTGATTACGCTTCCGATATCTTTGAGACATTCCCAAAGCTGGGTTTCTGCCTCCCATGAAAACTCGGGCGAATCGGTATTTTGCAATAACGCCACCGTCTCTTCGTCGTCCGTAAGCCAAATCTTTTGCGGCGTTCCGCCCTTTGTCAATCTGCAAACTCTCAACAGCCGTTCCGCTACGGTATATAAACTGTCCTTGGCCGTCCCGTCCTGCGGCTGGGTCACTTTCATGCCTTCGATAGGAATACCCATCAACAGCCTTGTAGGTTCCACCAGCGTAAGATTATGGGCGTAATAGCCTTGTCCTCTGATCTCGACCGTATCGAAACAATAAGCGGAAAACCACAGAAAATTTTCGGCGGTAACGGCTTCGTCGTCGGAAAACGTCAATCGCGACGGGGTCATGGGCGGAATCGGTTCCGCGCTGTCCGTGATTATCACGACGCTGCCCGTGTCGAGTTGTTCGTCGAGACGGAAATCCGCCGTTACTCGGTTTGATACGGGATAACTTGTTCCCATATTTCCTTCGTTCGTATCAAATTCTATCTTCATCGTCTGTTCTCCGTAAACCCCGCCCGCCGCGCGTTCTGCGCCGCGACGTAGTTGTCGTATTCGCGTTGTTTGTATTCTTTGTAAATCTGACTTCCCGCGCTGATTGCCATACCCGCGACAGCCACGCCGAACGTAACGGGATTGACGGCGGCGACCGCCAGCCCCGTCACCGTACTGACGGCGGACAAAGCCGCTTCCGCGCGCTGTTGCGCGTACATATTCCCCGTCGCCAGCCCGATATTCGACACGGCCGCGTTCAATGCCTGGGTGCCTATCGTCTTGGCCGCCTGTATGGCCGTAGCCAGCTTCGTCTGTTTGTTCTTGTCCTCGGCCTGAACGGGGTTTGCCGAAAGCCCGCCTTCCTGTTGCGGGTCTGCGGGATTGGGCGAGTTTCCGCCCGCCGTATTGCTTCCGCCCGTCTCGCCGGGCATTTGAATGACGATATTCATCGTTCCTTGCGTGGGAATATTACTCACTGCTTGCCGCCTCCCCCGCCGTCTGTAACGTCAGCGTATATTGCAGAAACACGCCCGCCCCGTCGGTAACGCTCACGGCCTGGATTTTAACGGGCACGCTTATCGTAAACGCGGGATATTCTATCCGATAGGTATAAATCTTATTGACGTCCTGCGCGCAGCCCTCCGCGATTTTCAGGAACTCGTTTTCTATCGCCTTGCCTGTATAGATACAATTCAGCTGTGTGGTGTGCGTGCGGGAAACAATTTGGTTTTGCGGCAAAGTTCCGCCGTCGGACAAGAGCAGGTTATTTTCTCCCGCGCCCTGCATACCCCCGCCGCGCTGGGCTTTCAGAAGTTTCACGTCGTCGATATATACCCCGACGTTATTCCCCACCACCGCGCCGCACTCGACGTTTGTAATCAATACGTTCCCCGATACGACGATCTGCTGGGTAATCCCGCCGCTGTCCACATACGGACTTGCGGGGGCCTGTTGCTCCAGGAAACACTCCACCGCATACGTATCCCCTTCGGGCTGTTCCACGGTAAACGACCGCCAGCCGAGCAGGGTGTTTTTAATGACGAAAAGCGCCTTGTCGCGCGCGGAAACGTTGCTTGCGGATAAGTCGAAGGTGAGCGTTATATTCAGGCTCTCCGCGTCGATTTCCTCCGTCGTAAACCCGAACGGCACCCGCGTCGCCGACAACGTAACCGCCGTGCGTCCGTCCTCTCCGGGCGCGACGTTTGTATTGAGAAACACCGCAAAATCATTTGCCCCGACGATACGGTTGATCGCCGTCGCCAAATACTGTAAATCGATCATCTTCTTATTATCCTCCCGCCTAAACTCACGCAGTATTGACAGAAATCGTCCACCGTCTTTTCTATATACCGCGGTTTATGGCTGTATTTGTTTGCATAGCCGATATATCCGACTTTATCGTAATCGAAACGTATGCCGTTTTCGATTGCATAGATACCGTTATCCCTGAGATTGCCGGGGTACGGCGAATACATATTCGTGCCCTTTTTTCCCACGGCCCGCTTGCGCGGACGCTTGGGGTTTTTATCGTTGATCTTTCTCACGGGCGCGTTTTTCTGCGCAAACTCCAATAAATGTTCTCTTAACGTTTCCGCCGTGATTTTCATGTCATTGCAGCTCCAGAATATATATTTTTTTCATGCGCCCGCCCGCGCCCAAAGGCTTGCGGAACGAGACCTGCACCGAATTTACGGCAAACGTCCGCCCCAAAGCAATCACCCTGTGCGCAAACGCCTGATAGTTAAATTCCCGTTCGGTGGATACGGTCAGCGCCTGCCCGCCCGAGGCGATCCCTCCGCCTTCATAATTTGCCGAAAGGATCAGATCGGACGCGGCGGCAGCCTTAAATTTCAATAGCTCTTTGTCGTTTTTGTCGATCAACGTACAGACAAAATCCGCTTTTGCGTGTAACGGCATTTATATTCCCTCCCCTGCGTACAAAATCGGCACGGGGCATGCTTTCAACGCGTCCACCGCAGCGGAACATATCGTCTTGCTCCGAAGCTCCGTACGCGACACCACGGCCTTTTGCCCGTCCGCCGTAATCGTGATACCGCTCTCCGTTCCCACGTCGCCCGATTCCAGCATATAGATCGCCTGAATGAGCAACGCGCGCTTGATCGCCGTCGCGCAGTCGGGATTTGCCTGTATGATACGGTCTTTTAAGTCCGACGCGCCCGTGAGATAGATACACCCGTCGTAAACCGCGCGGTTGATGCCGTTCATAAACGAGCGTTCTTTTTCCTTGCCGATCTCCTGTATCAGGTCTATGCCGCATTCCGTTTTCAGTTCGTCGTAAGCGACCGTTACGGGATAAGAAAATATACCCATGTCAAATCCTCCTCCAGGACGTCAGCCAGCGGTGCAGAAGCTCCTTTACCCGCGCGGGCGGGGGCGGAACACTGCCCACGGGCAGTTCGCCCGAATTGTCTTTTGTGATGATGCCGAGCGCCAAACACGCATCGGCGTTTCTGCGCTTGACGTATAATTCTTCCCGCACGATCTCCGACGCCCACACGGCCTGCGCCCGTTTGACCTCTATGGGCGCGTCGTGGAAGTTCGCGGGAATGCCTCTCGCGATACGGGGGAATTGCAGAGACTGAAAATAATACGCCCTGTCACCCTTATACGCGAGATTTTCCATACGTTCCAGCGCGACGGCGAGGAAGCGTTCTTTTTCCGTTTCCGTCAGTACCACCCAGCTCACCGAAAGCGGCGAGGCGGGCGGGTACGTTTCGGAAATGATTTGGTCGGCCTCCGTCGTCGTTACATACGTATCGACGTTTTCCGTCATGCCGCGTCTGCGGCAAGCTTGCCGTGCAGAACCAATTCGGGCGCGAGTACCTTCGAGCCGTAACGGAAAAACATTTCCATCGCGTACTCGATCGACAGCGGAATTTTCTCGAACTCGAATCCACTGGGAAGCACGGGCTGCGCGATCGAATCCATCGTCATCAGTTCATAATCCACGCCGTCGGGAAGGTTGACGGACGAGAAACACGCCACGCCGTTGATCCCCGTGAATTTCTCGTCGGAAATCATCTGCGAGAAGTTGCGGCAGTCGTTAAGCTCGTCCTTTACCAGCCCGTACAGCGAGGAATCGAGAATAAGCGCCATATACCGCCTGTCGATGCCGCGCACGTATTTATTTTCCGTGCCGTTTTTGCCCGTCTTTTCAAACTTCCCGATCAGCGTTTCGATCTGGCGCTTGAAAGATTTTGTCGAATCGAGGTCGGTTACGCCTAAGGCGGTCGCCGCCGTTCCGCCCGCTTTCGCCACGGAGAAAAAGTCCAGGTCGAGAAAGTCGGTGACGGAAAGCTCGAAGTTCGTCTTTCTGCGCTCCACCATCGCCTTAAAGCCTTCGTCCGTAAAGCTCCCGTCCGCGTCGAAGAAGTTGACTTCCTCCACGATTTCCTTGTTCTTGTCGAGGTTGACGGTAATGGGCGGCGCGATGATTTTATCGCCCTTGCCCGCCGTCCGCGCTGTTCCGTAGTCCCTCACCGTCGAATTGGCGAATCGCTTAAACTCATAAGACCCCGCCGCTCTGTTCAGGTTTGCGTTTTTGGATTTGAACCGCGCCGAAAGCGCCTCTTTCTGATAGTTTTCGAAGATACCCGCGAGTACGTTTTTCAAGTATGCCTTGGTGGTTCCGTTTTCAAGATAAATGCTCAATGCGTCTGTCATAGCCATAATAGTTTTGCTCCTTAAATTTTATTTTTTAATAGACTGTCTGCGGCGTTTTATTTCCCGCGTTGCCGCCCGCGTCGGGATTTGCCTGCGGCACTCCCGTGTTCCCGCTTCCGCCGAATAAATCCGCGTAATCGGCCTTTGCCTTTTTCAAAAGCTCCGTCCCGTTTTTCAACTCGCCCTTGTCGTCAAGTTCGAGCTTTTCAAGGTCCTGCCCCGAAATCAGCAGTTTTGCGACGCTGTCCGCCGCGTTTGCACTTTTGTAAAGCTTGGTCAATGCCGCCGTCTTTTTCGCGTTCGTCTCTTTCGTCAAAGTATCCTTTTCAAACGTTTTCAGTCGTTCGAGTTCGGCGGTATCTATGTAATTCTCCCCGCCCTTTTGATACTTCTTCAGCTCCGCTTTTGCGCTTTCCGACGCGCTTTGCGCCGTCGTCAGACCGTCCTGCAGCTCCTTGACGGATTTCCCGTAGTTTTCCATAACCCCGTTGATTTGTTCGTCCGTCAGTCCCAATGCCTTCAGTTCCTCTCGTTTCATAAAAGCTCCTTTACGCCTTTTTTCGTGTTGTGCGTGCCCACGATAGATTTTTTATGTGTGCGTGTGTTTTACGGCTCATCGCCTGCCGAGTGGTATAAAAAAGGACAGCGCCCTAAAAGCGTTGTCCCTTGTTATTGAATTTTGTTTGATCAGTCGTTGTATTCGATAGACGTCCCGACGAGTGATTCCATAATAACTACGGTTTCATCAGTTACAAAAGCCGACATTTCCATATTGCCTTTCTTTCGCAAAAGCTCCATCAACGGCCTTGCGGCTTCCTTAAGCTCGTCGTAAGAAATTTCTTTCATTCCGTCTCCGTCAGATACTTTTCTGAAATCCATGATCTTCCACCTCCTTGTATTTTTTGTATGAAAAAAGCACTTTGCAGTCAATTGCAAAATGCTTTTAGTTGTTATTGTTTTTTATTATATATTCGTTTTGCTTCCTCATATCGAATTTTTAAGCAGTTTATCATATGCGTTGGATCAAATCCAGGCTCTCCCTCCGAACAAATATCGGCCACGTCGTCATTCAAATAAACTGTAGTTTCCTTATCTTCAGATAACATTTCTTGATAATTATCATATAGATATTGCTCCATATCACAAGAAAATTGCAACGGATCATATTTACCGTCAAACAATCGTTCAAACATTTCAAACGCAGTTTCAATTTTTGATTTCATGCCATTCTCCTTTAGGTTGCGTTTTTCTTATCATAGACACAACCTCTTTTTTATCGCTCGTATAGACGACCGCAACGCCGTTATGATACTTAATAAATTTTCCGTCGTCCTGCGTATAATTGAACGACTTTCCGTCAATTTCCGCGATTTCGTCAACAGAAAATCCGCGCTGTAAAAATCGGGCTACGCCGTGGTCGGTAATTTCAATTCCCTTTTCACGAAAATCATAATAAGCGTTTATGGCCTTTTCTCTGAAAGTGTCCGTCCAAGGTTTATCGTCTATTTTTGCAATGGTCGTCCGCTCGCGCTTTAACCGCTCCCAAGCTTCCGTATTTTTATTATACTTGATTTGTTGTAATTCTTCAAGCGTTTGAGGCGCATTTTTGAAGTTTTTCACTTCCTTCCACCGATTAAGGGTGTTTTCGTCTTTCTTTCGGTTTCTCCAAGCTTTATACGCCGGCGACAATTCGTCTGCGCGCCGCGCCCGTCGGAAACTTGCCAGGCTTTTATACGGTATATCTTCCCGGCCTTTATAGTGCGCTTGCATTTTCTGATACTCGAGCAACTCCGCGTTCAGCTGTCTGTTCCCCGCCTGCCACGCCGCGTACCCTTCTATGTCTTTCTGATACCGCACGTCTTTCAAGCTCCCGTCCGCGTTATATCGTATCCGACTGTCCTTTATCGCCTTTTCCACGTCCTCGGGCGCTTCCGTTTCGAAAAACCACGGAATAAACTCGTGCCTGCAATTCGGGTGCGGCAACGCATAACCGCTTTTGAGCACCGTCTTAAACAAAGCGGGGAAACGTTTGTCTTTGCCCGAGATACAATACACCTTTCCCTGATATGCGCCGCAATATTTACAGCACTGCGGCATCGTCGTCATTTTTACATAATCGGTCCCCTCCTGCAAAGCCCTGCCGATCGCGCCGAGGTTGACGCTCTCTATCCGCGCGGACCTTGCCGCCATCGCCGCATACGCCGAAAGCGGCTGTTTCGCTCCGTTGGCGTACTTTACCGTCAGAAGCCCGTTTTCTTCCAAATCCTTTTTAACGGCTTCCTGCACGTTGTAAACGCTGTCTTTCCCTTCCTTGCGTAAATCCTCGATTGTCTTGTTCACGCGCGACAGAAACCCGTTTCCCGCGCTTTTTACCGCGCTTTGGAGTTCTATATACGTATCCCGTGAAAATGCGTTGCCCGCATACCGATAACCTTGCTTTTTAAGAATTGCCGCCGCTTCTTTCATACTCATCGCGGGAGACTTCGGGACGCCTTTCCTGCCCTCCTCAAACGCATGCGGAAGCTCGGTTTTGGTGTATTCCCTATTCACACCCGACAGGTACGACACCGCCGCTTGCAGGGCGGTTTTCAGCTGTGTATTCAGCTCTTTACTCGTCGCCGTGCCGCTGTCTTTTGTCAGAAGTTCGGTTATGTTTTGCTCAACCTGTCTGTAATACTCCGTAAATTCCTTTACGGACTTGAACTCGGGCGGTCTTATGTATTTCATTCATCTTCACTCTCCTCGTCCGCGCCGTAACCCGCTTGAGGTATAGGCGGCGCTTCCGCTTCCTTTTGCGCGATTTCCGTCTCCGCGTCTTCTTCGCTTAAGCCATAGTCCACCATAAGCACCCGCTTTCTGCTCCAGCCCGTCGCCAGATGCTTGGCCGCAAGGTCCGCGCGCATGCTTTCCGTCGTCGGGATTCCGTCATGCCACGCGATTTCTATATCCTCGGACTCTATTCTTTCGTAACCGATCTGCGAAACGAGCGAAATGATCTTTTTCAACCGCGGCTCTATCCTGGCCGTTTTCTTCGCCGCCCGCATGAGCGCGGGCGCAAGCTTGATCATCAACGCGTCGTAGCCCTGGCTTTCCCCGAAAGTCTTATTGTCTAAAATACTGCCCATGCCCGACAGATTTGCCGTATCTTCCTTTAATGCGGCAATTGTATTCTCCACCGCCGTCATCGCCGCGTCCCATACGAGATACCCCGGCGCTTTCGGATCGTCGGGCGGCACTTCGAGATAGTTTCCTATCCGTTCGTCCTCGGTGAGCGGCGGGCCGTACATCAACGGCGCGCTGTGCTTATCCAGCACCACGTCTTTCAGCGTCATGCGGGTGTTGTACGCGATTGCCGCGTCCGTAATCCGATCGAAATCAGATCTCCCGTAAATGCTTTTGGAGACCGTATCGTTGGGGATATGCACGATTGCGAAATCGTCCAGGTGCGTTTCGAACGTTCCGAGCTTGAAATCGTCGCACGCCCGATTTAGCTCCGCGCCCAGCTTATAGGCGTTTGCCTTTATGGTTTGACCTGTTTTAGGCACGGTATAAGTATCCTCACGCACCCGACCGTCGATGCCGAAAGCGCGGTTGGTATATCTCCCTTTCTCATGGATTTGCGCGTGCAGCTCGAATTTGTCACTCTCTGCGGGATTATGCACCACCCAGGCCAATACGTGATATTTCACGCTTTTTACGTCCTCGAAATCCACCACGGGAAACCAGATGGACGGATCGACGTTGATAAACGTGCCGTTTCCCGTTCCGTCGTCTTTCACCTTGGCGATCCAATCCCCCAGCGCGCACAGATCGCCTACGCCTTCTTCGCCCTTTTCGTACAATCCCGTTTGCTTGAGGATTTCCTCCAGCGTATCCTGCTTCGTCTCCGATTTTATCGTCGGACGCTCCCCGAACGTCAGCTCTTTCGTCTTATCCGCCAGCTCCGACCAATAGTTCGCGTTATACAGATAACACTCTCTGTCGGGCGAAAGCGAGAAGTTGGACAGCAAAAACAACACCCGTTGCTTATGTTCGGGCAGGGCCGCCCACGGCTCGTCGTTCAATAGCATATCGTTTACGCGGTAAGCCTCCAGCCGCTCCAGTTCCTCCCGCGGCGGGAATACCTCTCCACGCCTTAAAAAATTAAGATTATACAACACCTCAATACCTCACTTGTTTTAATGTAACGCGCGGCTTCTCAAACTCTTTTTCATAACAACGGGTGAGACAGTCCGGCCCATCGTCGTGTTCGTTCTTCGCCGTCCGTGAAAATAATGTTACGTCGTTGTAGAACGCCGGCCAGCGCGTCGCCCAGTCGCAAGGCATGACAACCGTGTTATTCACGCCCGTCGCGTTCGTCAATATCCGCGCTTCTTTGTTCCGCTTCTGCGCTTCCCAACTAAACCGCGCCAGCGTTCCGCCAAGCTCTTTATACTTCCGCTCTACGTTCCGCGCAAAGCCTTTTCCGCCGTTATTGCTCTCCGTGTCGTCATACTGCACGTTGAACTGCAAACTCCGTTTCGCAGCCTCGATCTCCGTTACTTCCATTTTCTCCTGCGTGTAGTAAACATCCAACATATACAGCAGGTTTTTATAACGCCCGTAAATGATTTTACATAAGTAATCCCCGCCCTCGTCCGCCGTGTCCGTCTGCGAACATATCTTCTCGAACCGTTCGGGCAGCTCGTACAGCTTATACGTCTTAAACGCGCCATACACACCGTCTATGAGGTCAACGGCGACGTTCTTATAGTTCGCCGAAAAGATATTCGGCGCAAGCGTCTTTGCGAGATTGTCGTACACTCTGCGCGGCAAAATCCGCTTGTCCAGCATGCGCCCGTTCGGCTGTAAGGCGTTTAAGGTAATCTGCTCGACTTTCTCGCCTATCGATCGGAAATGCTCTGCCGCCCTATGTGCGAGGTCTTTCGTCGCCCACTGCGTCATGATAATGAGTATCTTCCGCCGTCCCTGTAATCGCGAATACATCGTGTTTGTAAACCAATCCCAATGTTTCGCCAATATTGCCGTTGTATTGGCTTCCTGCGCCGATTTAATGATATCGTCGATTACGAGCATATCCGCGCCGAAACCCGTCGCCGTACCTGTCGGAGACGTCGCTAAATACGACTTGACCTCCGAGCCTTCCAGCGACCAGATATTCTTCGCCGCGTCGCCGCGCTTGATCTTCGTGTCGGGGAAAATGTCCGAATACACGATGTCATAGGGATTGACTTTGCTTGCGGAGATCGTATCTCTGACGGACGACGAAAACACCGTCGAAAGCGTTTCGTTATACGAGCCCGTCATGATCTTGAACGTCGGGTCTTTCCCCATGACCCATTCGACGTATTTCCCCGCCGTGCGGGATTTGCCGTGCCGCGGCGGGGCGTTGACTATCAACACGCCGACGTCGTTATATAGAAAGTCTTGCAGCTGCATACAAACTCGATAAAGATAACCGCGGTCGGGAAGATAGAAATCGGGCGCGAGCACATTGCAATAGTCCCAAAACGAGCGCCTTGAACGCTCTACGTCCACCAAAAAACGCAGGGCTTTACGCTCTGCGTCACTCATGCTCTTCGGCATATTCCGTCGTTTCCGTGCACTCGGGAACCGTTATCCCCGCTATCGCACGCAGCTCCTCCGTCGTCAACTTCGAAATATTCTGCGGCACTCGCAGTCTCGATTCCACCGTGCCCTCTATCTTCACGTTGTCCTGCGGCTTCTGGCCCGTCGTATCTCGGATAAACGTCGCGGCTTTCACGCTTCCCGCACACGCCATTCGGAGCATAGAATAACAGACCATAGCGTTATAGGTCATCTGCCCGTCGTCTATGCCCATCTCCGACATCTTCTTTTTCAACTCTGCGTCCGTTACGTCCAGACCCAAAAGATACTCGAACATGTCCTTCATCTGCTTCTTTTTCCGTCTCGCTTTCCCCGACTGTTTTCCGCCCTTAGACCCGTTTTCTCGGGCTTCGCTCGGGCTTCGATTGATTTTTGTTAGATTTTCAGCGTTCAAAATAGCCCTCCTTTTCTTCAAAATACGGGATTTATTTTACTCTAAACGACCTCGAAGGCTGTTTTTTGCGACCTTTTGGAGCGAGTAGGTCGGAGTTAAACCGCCGTTTGCATTTTGGAAAAATGCCGTTCTTTCGTTAAACTATACTCGCATAAAAGACGCGGGTTATTCCTCGCGTCTGGCTTTCAGACTTATCGTTTCGCCTTTATACATTCCCGCGTTCATTTTATCAATCGTATCAAACGGCAGTTCCTTTACCGTCAGCCGCTCACGATAGCTTTTATCGATAAAATAAATATATCGTAATTGATACCCCGACAGATACTTCGCCCCGAGCTTGATATATTCCGATGCAGGTCGGTATTTATGCTCGACATGGAGCAATCGGCATTCTTCTTTCATCTGCGGGCTGTTCCATTCCGCCGTAACCGTAATTTGTGCAATACGGTGACCGCTGGGAAAAAGAATAATGCTCTTGTTCGGTTTTATCCCCGTTAATATAAATCCGCTCGCCCGATAGATTGTCCCGTCTCCGCATTGACAGCCGTCTGCAAAAGAGATAATCCACTTGATATGCGGGGCTTGTTTCTTGATCAGGCGGATACTTTGCGCGATGCATCGACTTTCGCTGTTTCGCGGCAGGTAATCGTCAAACGCCATGCGATTGAGCTCTAAAAACTCATTCCAGCCCGTACCCTCCACCAAGCCGATTATTTTTGATTTGTCGGTGCTACTGCCGTAACTCATTACCCCATGCAGATTTCCGTCCAAAAACGCGCCGAAATGCACCTTGCTGTTATTGACGACCTTTCCGCTGTAATGGTGTTTTTTTACAAACGGATTCGCTATGCTTGCCGGGATTACCCGAAGCTCTATTTCTTTAGCTCTGCCCATTGCCGCACCACCTCGTAAATCGCGTTCCCGTTCCTGTTGGTATTCCCGAACGCCTCCTGCGCCTCCTCGTTTTTCAGGACGGTTTCCATCGCGCTACGGATCAGTTCCGCCTGTTCGTGATGGAGCGTAAACGTCATCGTTTCCATTACCGATTTATCCCCGCTTGCGATCGCAAATTCCGTTCCGAAATCGTCGGGCTTGATTATTCCCCAATCTATGTCAAAGCCCTTGAACTCCAAGCCCCCGATGTCTAACGACAGCATATCCAGATTCCATTCGCTCTCGTTTAATTTATTATCCAAAGCTCGGAGCTTCTTCACTTCGTCGGCGGTCAAGTCGGCGGCGATCTTGCAAGGTACGGTTTTCAATTTCAGCTTTTTTGCCGCTAAATACCGACAATGGCCGATAATGATCACTTTATCCTTATCCAATACCAAAGGCTGTTGCCAGCCGAATTGACGAATACTTTCCGCTACGTTCACGATTTGTTTTTCGTCATGTTTCTTCGCGTTGTATTCATAGGGCTTGATTTCCGAAATAGCCACATTCTCGATCTGTAAAACTTTCAGTTCCAT